GCCAGAGCCGCTCACATCTTTAACCCAGCCCATATCACCGTCTGTATTGCCACTACTAGGCAAATCAGAGTAGTTGTCATAGGTTGTTACACCGCCGCCCGACTCTGCCAATGAACCGTGTTCGACTACCTCAACAACATCGTTAGCTGCAAAAGCTGAAAAGCCTGTGATCGAAGTGCCGTTAGTTGCTGTGAAATCTACGCCGCCGCCTCTTAGCTTAACGCCGTTCTTGTAGATCGCTACTTTATCAGGGGTGTAGTCTACTGTAACCGAAGTTGCCCCTGTTGTGACCGTAGGAAACGTACTGGCATAAGGGCTGGCAAAGGGTGCGCCATATTCAACAACTTCTACAACATCACCTACAGCCGCTGCGCTAATAGTGATCTGCGTATCAGTAGCTGTGACTTCGCTATCTTGCAGCTTCACACCGTTGAGAAACACTGCAATGTTAGTCGCTTTCCAAGAACCAGTGAAAACAGTTTGACCCGCCGTAGCTGTCGTTTTCGTAGTGGTGATCGGTTCTAAAGAGCCGCCAGTTGAGCTACTAGACCCACCACTAGCAGTAACAACGCCAGAGCCATCTATAGATAAACCTGTGCCAATTTTAATCCCGCCAAGCGTAGAGCTAGAGGCAGTAGGCAGGCTGTAGTTGTTAGCGCTGGTAGCTACGCCATCTAGCTTTGTCTTGTCGGCTGATGACATAAGGCCAGCGGCTGATGTTGTGGCGTTAGAATAGCTAGTGCCACCCATTGATACAGCGCCGCCCATACCGCTGTGATTTCCACAGTAGTAATATAATGCTGGGGCGTCTTGCTCTAGCTTGACTTCAATAATAGCACCCGCACTACCAGCCGTACCTATAGTCGTAATGCCTGTAGTAAACTGAGATCCGCTGTTATGGGTTCCGTCTGAAGTTGTACTAAAGCGCAGTGGGTGATTAGAGTTTGAGCTATCAGACATATCAAAGCGATATGTAACAGAGGGTACTAAAGTAATCGTCTGATTAGCAGTGCCATCAATCAGGTAGTTGCCGCCCGATACAGTAACCGTAATGTCAGCATAAAGCAGATCAAGATCATCTGCAGAAGCACTAATAAAGACCTTGGCGCTGCCAGATAGATTGAGCAAGCTGCCGGTAGATGAGCTAGTTAGAACCCGTGAGAGAGAAGTGCCTGAGTGCGTATATACGCCGGTTGATACTTCCCATGCCGTGCCATCTTCAATCACCAGCCTTACTGTGTGACCGTCCAAAGAAGAAGGCACAGACTGATAACCCGACTCCGCAGAGCCAAGAGTAACAGTACCTGTGCCTGAAGTACCGCTATCAACGGCAACCTTTACACGATCAGCGAAGCGAGCCATGCTGGTTCCTTAATCTAATTTGATAACGAAATCGCCAATGCCAAATCGAAGTATATCGCCGCTGTTCACGCTGCGAGAAGTGGTCAAAGCACCAGTAATTAACGGGTCTTTGGATTTATTGTAGATAGCACTTGCGCTGCTATTGTACTGGGTTGCAGAACCAGTGGATGAAGTGGTTCCAAATTGTCCACGATAGATGCCCCAGTGCGTTGCCGACCCCGTCCAATTGCCTGTGGCTTCTGGAAAAGCAATCGCAGAGGTGTTTGTAATTGACGTAACTCCGTTACCATCAGTGGTTGGAGTGCCAAATACGTTAGTAGATGAGCCAATAATTTCTTGTCGGGCATAGCCGTTTCCATCAAACTCCCCTGTCGAACCTGATGCGGAAGCGGCTACTGCCGTGGCATTATTTCCGGGGTCACTTCGATACAAACCAAGATATAATCGATTATCAAAAACAGTAGTAGTTGAAGCAGAACCTGTTGAATCATTTACAGATTGGAAAGTTGAGCCAAAATATGGAAGTGAAATATTAGGCCATGCTCTGTTTCTATTCATCGAAATTGTTCTGTTTGCGGATGACCCCGGATCATAAGTACTTGCCCAATCATAACCATCGCCATGAAACGGCCCCCACGGTTCATTTATAAATCCTAATCGCCGAGCAAGCTGTCTGCGCCATTCGGTTGTAGATTCATATAAATTAGAAGCAGTACTTTGGTTTATTGATACTGATCCTGATCCTACGCCCCATCTATTCGGAAAGGTAATATCAAACTGACCGCTGGCAATTCTGAATTGATCTCCAGAAGCCACGCCTACTCCGCTGTTTAAAGAGCCAGACATAAGGAAATAAGACGAGCCTGTATTTGTTGCATCAGTCCACAATGACCAGTGCGATACAGTTCCCCAACTACCTGTTGCTTCGGTAAAATCTATTGCAGAACTATTAGTAAGATTATCATTGGTATCGAAGCCAAACTTACTAAACATGCCCGAAGAAGAAATGTGAAATGCATTATGGTCGTTATCAACAACCTGCACACGGGCATAGCCATTCCCAGAGATCTCGTTTGAGCCGGTATTCCCATCAAGCGGATCTCCAGTATGTAGACCTAACCACATCCCAGTAGGGATCGACAGTTCAGCCTTTTTAAAGAGGTGCTTGATCAGGGCAAGCTCTAGATTATCACTGAGAATAGCCATCAGCCGCTCCTATTAATCAATGTTGATGTCTAGATCACCCGCTGGAATGCGGAAAATATCGCCGGTAGAAATAGCTTTATCGCTAGTAAGCTGTGCATGAACGATCATGTCGCTGGCTGTACCGCCGGTAGCCGCTGGCATAATCATAACCGCAATCACTGTTCCGTAATCTGCAGTAGCTTCAGGAAACTCGATTGCCGAGGTGTTTGAAGCGTTGTTGTCTACCACAGTAAAAGCCACTGATTGGCGAGCATAACCGCCGCCTGAGACTTCGGTTCCGAGTGCTGAATCCGAGGGATCTGCGGTGCATAAAGCCACGTACCAGTTTGTTGGCCGTGTTACTGAATCTGTGGTCAGCAAGTATTTTAAAGTATGGGTTTCAAATGCGTTCGAGAGGCTCATGTGTTTCTCCTGTTCCTCAAATCGTGATTGTGAAAGAGGAAACAGCTAACCTGTCTCCTACGAAAAGATTGACGTTGGTTAAGGTGAGATCACCGCCGCCGCCGGTATTAGTCACAGTACCTCTGAAGACTTCGGAGCCACCGCTAGTAAAGACTTTGAATTTGGTTGCCGTACCTGCATTGATCGTAGTGTCAGTGGTAATGGTATTGGCAGAAACGGAGCCACTATCTGCGGCTCCGAATGCTGGGTTGGTTAAGGGCAGTGTCGCTAACTCATTATCGGAAGCATCTAGGATTTGCAGAGTACCTGCAGAACCCCCGCTGTCGATTTCGTCCACGATACCGTTCAAGGCGGCATTCTTAGCACGAGTGGTTAGAGTGATTGCCACTGCCCTTACCTAGCCTATGCGAGGTTGTAGTTCACTGTGAACAGCGCTTCTGGCCTCAGAACTTTTCTGCCGTAAAGCTGCATGCCCCGGACCACATCACTAAAGGTATCTGGAGAACGGAATGTCTCCACCTTGGCGATTTGATCCGCTACTGCTACTGCAGAATCGTGACCCGCTACCATTACTCCGAAGTTAGTTTCGGAACCCGCCGCAGCGGTAGTGTCGAGGTTGCCAACGTAAGGCAAATTGTTTGACACGTAGATAGTGAAGTTACGGATTTTAGCCGGTAGCTTACCATTACGAATTTCATCCGAACCACCGAAGTCGGCGTTAATTAATTTCGAATCTTCGTCCATAAGGATTTCTGCTACGAGCGGTGAAATTACCATGTAACGCCCATCTGTAGCTACATTAGCCTCATCCATCTTACGATTGATGCGGTTCATAACAGCTAATGGTGAAGTAATTGCACCAGCACCACCGCCAGCGGCAAGTGGAATAGATGTTACTTCGCCTGCTACACCCAAGTCAGAACCACCGAAATCAGTGATGTCTAATTTGTTTGCTGCCAGCAATTCATCCGTACCAGCATTTACGTTTGCTACTGTACCAGATGTGGTTGTATTACGTGCCCATGAACTTGGTGTTTTCCACCCAGACATATAGCCAAGAACTTCCGCATCGAATGCGTCACGAAGATCATAGCCAGCACGATCAGATGCTAAGTCCATGAAATTTAAGTGAGAATGCGCAACTTCGATATCCGCCAGTGTGAACTGCCAGTAGTTCGCTTTGTCTACAACCATAGTAAACGAAGTATCTGTCAGATCTTGCGTTGCGAGTGTTGTACCACGTTCAAGATTGTTGATAGTGATTGTTGGCTCACGGACAATAACCACTGAATCGCCGTGTTGAGCGATCTCACCAGCGTAGTCGGTGTTAGTTACAGCCTCAACCACAGAGCTCTTGCGGAAAGCAAGCTGGGCTTTTTTGCTGTAGATTACGGGTGAAAACCCGCCTGAGTTTAAGTTAGTATAGCCAGAGGCTTTTGCGAATGCCATGTTGTTCTCCTATTGGCATGAAGGGCGAAAACGCCCGGACAAACCCCGAAGAGGACAATTGAGTGGCAGTACTGGGTACTGGGTGGTGCACGAATGCAGGCCAGCCGTACTGGTGGACTAAACGTCTTATATCTTGGGAAAATCAGACAAAGGGGTAGACCCGTGGGTGGCCCTTTTCTGAGGTTGAGAGATTGCTCTCAGAAAATAAGTTTACTCGAAACTTATCATCGAAAAGCTGTACGTGGGCGAGGGAGCCTCCAATCAACTACTAACAGATAGGATGTCTCCGTTAATTGGCCTATCCGCTCCCTGCGCCCACTTATGTTATACCATTAATAAAGTGGCATTGCAAACACTATCTTGCTGCACCACTTATATCATAGCTAAACTGACCACTGCGGATAGCTTCCTGAATGGCATCGGCATTTTTCTCAAAGTCACGATCCGACATTGAATTTACCATGCTCTCAGAAAACTCTGCCCGCTGGTTAGCCGCTGGAGTAGAACGAGACAGCCTACCCACGTCTTCTGCCGCCGATTTAGACTTAGTTTTGCGCTTGCCTGTATCAGCCTTGTACAGATCAATAGCCCGTGCCGCTGCTTTGGCGTCAGTGGTGTTTTTATACAAGGCGTCTTCAATATATTTAGGCTGGTCTGCCACCCATTCATGGAATGACGGATCTTGCCGAATATCATGGAAGTCAGGGTGTATCTTAACCAATTGCTGCTCTGCTTCACGCTTAGTCAGCTTCTTTTCTAGGCTGCGTAGGTTATCCATACGCTTATCACCTTCTTCCAGCGCCTCATTCGCCCTTTTACGTGCAATAGTATCCACGATCTGAGCGACATCGGGGTACTTCTTAGACCATTGCTCAATCTCTTCATCAGATTTAGGAAACTTGATCTGGCCCTTTGCCGCCTGATCCAATTGCTGCCGTAGCTGTGCAACTTCTTCGTCTTTTTGCTGGAGAAGCTGTTGTTGATGCCGTCGAAGGTCACCATACCTCTTTTTGTAGGTAGTATCTTCAGAATCTACCGGCTCTGGGCCGTCTGCCTGCGCTGCTTGCTGTTGTGCATGCTCTTCACTGTAAGAAAGACCATTGTCTTCCTCATTCTGTCTTTTATATTTTGCCATTATTGCCTCATGGGGGCCGAAAAGTAGCCGCCCTAATCAATCACGTATTGATAGGTACGGGGTTTGCGAGTAGCCCAAACGCAACTGTTAAACGATGAATGCGAGCTTCTGTTTTTTCAGAATACCGGGCATCGTTATTGTCTCTTCTTCCGGGTAAATTTCTTCTGTGATACCGTCCTCTTCGACGGTCACTCCAGCCACTTCAATTTCGTCGCTGTCTTGTGCTTCGGGTGCCTCTTCGGCTTCTTCTTCGATTGGATCACCCTCATCCGATACTTGGGCGTCCTCAACGCCTTCGCTATCGGGTTCTGTCGATTCCGCATATTGGATAAGCCCCATGTCGGTCATTCCCATAAGACCCATCTCGGCTTCTTCCTGCATCTCCATAATATGTTTTAAGCCGTGCCACTTAACCACATTAGCCGGTAACACGTACTCACCTTCGGAAATCATTGCCTCAATATCGTCTCGGACATTCTCTGCCGACGAACCGGGAGGGATAGGGTTACCCGATACGGGGTCTGACATCATGCCACCACCGCATCCGCACTCTTCGTCTCCACCACACCCACAAGGCATACCACCGTGGTACATCTCCATTGGTTCGTCCATTGCTTGCTGGACTGCCATGCCCCGAGCTTCCTCGTAGCTATCTAGCTTCCCATCCTCATTCAAATCTGCTTTTTTACGATCCATCTGGAATCCTTTCTCGGCCATTTCTTTTCCAGCCTCTGTGGTGATGCCTCTACGGGCAGTAGCCAGACCGCCTAATGCAAATCCTTGGCCTTTGATTGACTCCCAAACCGGGCCCATGTTGAAGCCCAGCTTCTGGCCGCCTAACATTACGCCCATGAGACCCAGCTTCGCAACATCTCTAAAGGTTACGTTGCCGTCCTCATCTCTGGCGTCCTCTAATGCATCCAGCCGGTCCTGCTCTTCAAAGTCTTCGGGGTAGCGTTCCCGTAAGTACTTCTGCTCCATCTCGTAAAGGTCGCCTAAGTACTTCTCGTATTCAGCTTGTTCGCTCATTATATACCTTGCCCCGGTTCAGACATTAGACCCTCAGACCCCACCGCCGCCGCTCCAAACAAAGACAGGATGGGTATTTCTCGAGCTAGTAATTTGCGGAATATGGTTTCTTTATCTTGGTTTGTTGCTTGGGCGGTTACGTCTATGCGCTCATCAAGCAGTCGAGCTACTGACTTTAGCTCAGAAGCTAGTCCGGTGCTTTCCCCGGACCCAAACCAACCCATGGCCTGTGCTTCGGCAGGAGATACCCCTAGTATTTCGCCAGCCCTACGATACAGATCCGAGAATACTGCGTACTCAGTCTGCATACTTTTCTTGTTAAAAGTTTGTTTACCCAAAGAGTCATCAATCATAGATGCTGGGTTAAGAGAGCTGGGGTCTGCCTTATACTGATCCCTAGATTCCTTTTTGATAAAATCAATTGGGATACTGCCGGGTTCAATCTCGTTCATCGCATCGAGTGCGCCTCGAATAGCGTGGGTATCGATTGTAGACCCATCTAGGTTTCCGTAGACGTTTTCAGCAAAGGTATAGGGCTTAGTATTAGTATCTGGGTTTATCCCATCCCCGTCCTGCACCGCATTCACGAGTTTTTTATGTATGCCATCGCTGGTGTTAGGCTTTCCTTTTTCCCCGATTTCGCCTTTTAGGCCAATCATCATGGGGTAGCCTTTTTCGTTGATGCCGGTACCGCCGGGGCCAACGACCTCTCTTATGTCTAGGCCAAGCTGCTTTTTAGCCATAACCAAGGTGGCATTACGGATATTTTGGGCAGTTTCAGTACGGGGGCTGGTTGCCGCATACGCATCAGAAAACTCTCGTAGCCAATCGTAAATCTCTTCGGCGGAGTAGCCTAACTTCATCGCCTTATCTACGATGGGGCCAGTATGATAAAAGTACTGCGCTTCAGTACCCAGCCACGGTTTCATGCGCTCGGCTAAACGCTCTGCAATAGGCTCAATGTTTTCCTGCACCTTCCGGGCCCGGTCATTCTTAGGCATTGGTCGGTTTGTACCCTCTGGGGGCCGTGGTACATAAATCTCGCTTTGGTCGGGCAGTGTTTGTTCATAGCTCTCAGGCGACAAATCAAACAATGGCTCAGAGCCACTGGGCTGAATACGGTCGGCGGTAGCCAATTCCATCTGCCCGGCCCGGGCTTGTAGAATATCCTGCATCTGCAGGTCTGTATCAGCGGTCTCAGCACCCAGTTGCTGCATTTGAACGTCTACATCGCTACCCCTCATCGCATTGTATTTTTCCGGGTAGTATCGCTTTAGTTCTGCTTGCGCCGATTGAGTCAAATCCTCAAAGGCAAGATTATCACGGTCTATTATCTCAGGAAGCAGCGGAAGATCTTCTGAACCCAACTCAACGGCCTTAGCTTTGGCCTCTTGCGGGGTCATAAATTTCTTGACCTTGACTCCACCGGAAACGAGCCAAGATCCGGTCATATTTGGATTTGTCTTAAATCGATAATATCCGCCTACGGGGAGTTGGTCCGTAATCTCTGCCGTGCTGGGTATAATTTCACCCGCATCATTTCGTGCGGCTCGAGCATCTGCCTCCATTTGCCATGGCACATCATCGGGTATCTCAACTTCAGCCCATACTTCAGTGGCCTTGCGGTAATTAGCCTTTTTAGCGTCTTTGCTGGCTTTTCCGCCAAGATGACTAGAGCTAGGAGTTTCTGCCGAATGAAAACCCGGTCTAGGGGCTACCCCACCAGTAAGAGAGGCTTTTACTTTACCTGTCTCTGGGTTTATCTCACCAAACTTAGCATCGTACCACTGGCCCTCTTCGAAATGATCAGTCTTATTCACAAATAAAGGCCTACCCACTACCGGGATACTATCACCAGCATTCTTTGATCGTACTCCAGTACCGGGTACAGTGTCGTATATACGGTAAGCTGTAATGGTTTTCTTAGGAGGTGTGCCGGGAACTACCTCATTCAACGCTTCTTCCAAGAGCGTAGTGGTGGCCTCCGGGGTGGCGTCTACTTGCTCTAAAGCCTCGGCATCCACGCCCCGAAAGTTAATATTGCCAAGATTTTCGCCTACCATCGAGGGGTCATACGAGTCTGTCAGTGCATCCGCTAAGGTCTTAATACCCTTAGCCGCACCCTTAACTGCTACTCCTGCGAGTGGGATGGCGGCAGCGGTTTCGAGGACACCTTCGCCCACCGCCATTCCCATCCCGAGTTTATCGTCTGTGGCTCGGGCTGCTTGGAAATCTCGTTTGATTTCGGGTCCGGCAAGAAAAGGAGATACAGGGCTAAAATCAGCGAGGCCAACCCCACCACTACCATCAGAAGCGTTTTCAACACCAGTTACTCTCCCTGCAAAACGATTAGCCTTATAAGGATCAATTCCAAGAAACCCGGGGCGATCATCATCCAGCGTGGAACTAAGCCAATCCGCTAATTTATACCGTAGGTTTTCCCGAGGAGTAGGATTGTAGCTGTCTAACTTTGCTTCTTCTTCAGCCACTATTCTGCCCCTTTTATTACTTCTTCACGCAATGTTCGAATACGGCGTAGCTCGGCTATGGAGCCCTGTATTTCTAACATGCGATCATGTGATTTAGTGGTTTCAAGCTGGTCCCGAAGAGTGCTTATTCGAGTATCAGCGTATTCGTGCACTCGCTGCATCGTATCTTGGTCGTTCACCAAAATAAGAAGAGAACGGTAAAACTTCTTATCCATTATTGAATTGGTACCTGCGGTCCTTGAGGTGGCACATTGCCACCATTTGCGCCACCACCAGCGCCAGTGAAGCCAGCGGCCCCCGGTTCTGGTGCTGCGCCGGGTGCTATGTTAGCTCCGCCATTACCGGTCGGATCTTCTGCCGGGGGCGCTCCTTGTGGAGCCTCGGGTTGTGGCGGTTGTTCAGGCATCATCGCCTGAATCTCCGACATCATTTTAGCTTGGATAATTGCCTCACGTTGGTCATTTAAGATCTTGTCTTCATCAAGATCCATGCTGGCCGCCATCTCACGAAGGATATAATCATACTTAACAAACGGAGCCATGGCCGGGTTGGCGGCGGTCATTTGCATAAATTGGATCAGGCGCTGACTGCGGATCTCGTTACGCATCAGGCTTTCAGTACCCCGGGCCTTAACGTCTAAGTCTCCAACAAAATCCTCATCAAAGAGGAATTGCATGTTAAAGCTAAATAGGGCTTTCCCTAGTGGGGCTAGAAGATAATCATCTATATTTCTAACCACGGCTTTGATGTTTTGGGCAGACGCACCGAGCATCATGCTCATGCCCGAGGCAGTACGACCTATGCCGCCTACTGAGCCTGAGCCGTGGCTATAGCTAGGAATCCCAGTCGCCTCATCCGCAAGCTGCCTGCTCTTGTCGAACATAGCCAGATTTTCCTGAGACGTGTTCTTAGCCGAAGTCGAAAAGATGGCTTGACCCGGCGCACCCGCCTGCCTGCGGAAAATTTTGCCGGGGTATATGTCCATATCCTGCCCCGGGACCAAGTTCGTTTCATCGACCTCAAAAATTAAGTTGCCAGATAAGGCCGCATTATCCACAGCCATCCGCATAAAGCCATTCATCAGCAATTGCGTATCTACCATGTTTTC